TGAGCCCAAAGAGGGGGCCTACATCTTTTACATGCCGATCCATTCGGTGTGGGGGCTACTTAAGGCCGTGTTCGTTTTTTGGCGAGGTGCAAGGTATGAATCAATCGTTATCGTTCAGGGCGAGAAACTTTGGGCGGTTAACGGCAAGAGGTTTGTTACCAAACTTATCAATAAAACCAACCTTGACCAGAGAGAAGGCGTGAAGGTTTATTTGGGTAGGTATCTGACTATTGCAGAGGTTGCGTGCTTGGCTCAATTGGTGGGGAAAAGGGCGGTTCCGGGGTTGAGGGATTGCCGAAAGTTGAGGGTGGCGTGATGGGGCAAATGGTCATAGGAGCCTTGATACTCGCGGTGGGACTCTTTGTGGGGTTTTTGGGCGGGGTTGAGGCTACGGTTAGGCAAATGCAGAGGAGAAAAAATGGGACTTTTTCCGTGGAGTAGTGACAATACTACCAGCGCTCTTGATATCGTTGAAAAGACAGGGGACGCGCTGTTTTTTACCGATGAAGAGAAGGCGGCTGGACGAATCAAGCGGCAGGAGATCTATCTCAAGTTGCAGGAGATTGTAGCCCGTCAAAATACAGTCATGGCGAAGACGAGGCGCATGTTTGCGCTTTCGACTCTTTGGGTATTTCTGGGGTGCGTCGTGGCATCCGGTGCGTTCGCTGGGCTCGGGGAAATGGACATTGCTAAGGCGTTGCTTGATCTTGCAGGGGTGCTTGTTTGGCTGGTGGCAATGTTCGCAGCTTTTTATGTTGGACCTGATGCGGTAGCAAGTGGGGCCGAGGTTGCGAAGAATTTCAAGGGTGTTAAAAAATAGGGGTGAGTGGATATGAAAGCAGAGGATAAAGGGGTTTAATATGGCGGGAGGTAGACCCACAAAGATGACCCCTGAAGTTATCGGGAAACTTGAGCAGGCCTTCTTGATGGGGTGCACGGACTTAGAGGCTTGTTTTTCTGCGAATATCAGCAAGGATGTTTTGTATGATTACCAGGCAAAGCATCCAGAGTTTGCCGACAGAAAGGAAAGGCTTAAATCTAACCCTGTTATGAAGGCACGGCAGGCCATGCTTGACCTTATGGAAAGCAAGGATGAGGGGACCAAACGGAGGGCAGCAACCGACACCCTCAACCGGTACGATGGCAAGCCAAAAGACAAGGTTGAATTGACCGGTGCAGAAGGTAAAGAGCTGGCCTGGACTGTTGAAATTGTAAGGCCAAAGGATATCGATGGCGAAGATACAACTCCCTGAATATTTCGACAAGGTTTTAACAACCGATGCAAGGATTGTTGTCCTTGTCGGTGGCCGGTCCTCTGCAAAAAGTGAGGGAGTTGGCCGTTTGCTGTTGATGAAATGTCAGACGGAAAGCGCCGATATTTTGTGTGGCCGAGAGTATCAGAACAGCATTGATGATTCGGTGCATAAGCTCATCAAGGGGCTTGTCAGGAAGCTGGGGGTTGACGGATTTGAAGTCACAGACAAAAAAATTGATTGCATTGCCGGGGGTTGCTTTAGGTTTCGAGGATTTGCCAGAAACCCAGAGGCGGTAAAGTCAGCTCAAGATTTCAAATATTCTTGGATCGAAGAAGCGCAGACGATAAGCCAGCGCTCTATTGACGACCTCCTCCCAACCATCCGCGCAGCAGGTTCAAAGCTTTTCTTTACAGCAAACCCGCAATCGTCAGCCGACCCATTCAGTAAACGCTTTATCGTTCCATTCCAGAAGCATCTATTGACAGATGGTTTTTATGAGGACGATATGCACCTTGTTATCATGGCGAACTGGCGTGACAATCCATGGCATGGTGAACTTGAAGCGCAAAGGCTATGGGATTTTGAGCATCTCCCACGGGCAAAGTATGACCACATATGGGAAGGCGCATTCAATGATTCGATTGAATCTCCTCTGATTATGGCTGAATGGTTTGACGCCTGTATCGATGCCCATAAAAACCTTGGATTCAAGCCCATCGGCATCCGGTTCTCATCGCACGACCCATCAGACATTGGGCCAGACAGCAAGGGCTTTGCATTTCGTCACGGCTCCGTAGTCCTCGATATCAAAGAGAAGATCGACGGGAACATAAACGAGGGTGGCGATTGGGCAACAGGCCTTGCAATAGAACACAACTCGGATGCGTTTACCTGGGACTGTGACGGTATGGGCGTTGGATTGAATGCCCAAGTTACGGCAGCATTCAGCGGGAAGCCGACCAGTATCAGCCAATTCAAAGGCAGTGAAGGCGTGGATTTCCAGGACAACATTTTCGAACCAGCCGACGCCGCACCGGTGCAGAACCAGAAGACCAACAAAGAAGCCCTGCGGAACAAGCGCGCTCAATACTATTTCGAGCTAAGGAAAAGAATTTACAAGACATACAGGGCGGTGGTACATAAAGAGTATCATAACCCTGATGAATTGATATCATTTGATTCATCTATACAGGCTTTATCCAAACTGAGATCTGAGCTTTGCCGGATGCCCATCAAGCCAAATGCAAACGGACTCTTTGAACTTTACACAAAACAGGTGATGAAGGATCGCTTCAAGTTCGATTCCCCAAACCTTGCCGACTCTCTTATGATGCTGATGCGAACACCTCACCAGCCAAACACGAATACATTCAAGCGCCCCAAACCGATCAAACCAATGGGAAGGCGGTAATATGCCATTAGACCTTAAAAAACTGATGACCCTTCACGATAAGGCGTATAATTCAGGGCAAGTTACACGGGAAAAAGCCTCTGACGATATGGTTTTCTACTACGTGACGCAGTGGGATGACAACATGCTTGCTGACTCACAGCTTTCATACCGTGGCGAGTTCAACATTTTGAAGAAAGCCGGTCGTCAAATAATCTCCGATCTTGCAGCCAACCCGGTCCAGATCGACTTCGAGCCCCTAAACGAAACCAGGGAAGACGCTGCGGAAATGGCCGACGGTTTATACCGGACCGACGACCAGAACAACCTTTCTATTGAGTCGTATGAGCTGGCGAAACAGGAATGTGTGGTTTGTGGTGTCGGAGCGTGGTTGCTTTATACTGAATACAGCTCTCTCAAGTCGAATAGCCAGCACCAAGTAATCAGGCGTCGCCCCATCCAAGAGGCAAACAATAATATTGTATGGGACCCCAACGCCAAGCTCCTTGACAAATCCGATGCCATGTATGTTTCTGTGCTTACGGCATATTCAGAGGATGGATACAAAAAGCTTGTTGAGGATATGACCGGCGAAGAACTTGAACATATCTCCGAAGCGTCATTCAAGCACCCCGAACAATCGTATGCTTTCCCATGGGTCGGCGGTGAAGGCAAGAAGATATATGTCACCGAGTTTTATCACCGCGAGAAAGTGAAGAGTAAGATTCTGACGATGGTGGACCCTTTCGGTCAAACCCTGGAGTTGAGAGAGTCAGACCTTAAAGATGTGATGGACGAGATGCTTGACGAAGGTTTCAGTATCGAGTCCGAAAAGACTATTGAAGTCTGGCAGGTCACAAAATACATCGCTTCCGGTGCCGAAATCCTGAACGGTGAGATGGGAGAAGATGACGAGCGGGTAGGCGAGGTGATCGCCGGGGAGCATATCCCCGTTGTGCCCATCTACGGCGAACATGCATACATCGAAGGCGAAGAACATTATGAGGGTGTGACACGGCTTGCAAAGGATCCGCAGCGGCTCCACAACTTCGCAAAGTCCTATGTTGCTGACATTGCGTCACGGTCGCCCAGGGCAAAGCCGATCTTCCTACAAGAACAGATTGCGACATTCGAAGACATGTATTCTGAAACAGGAAGTGAAAACAATTACCCCTATTTGCTGCAAAACAGAAAGGCCGGGGATGGTTCAGACCTCCCTATTGGCCCTATCGCCATGACACCAGAGCAAACCATACCGACAGCCCTGGCCGCCGTTGTCGACATGACCCGCCAGTCAGTCGAAGACGTGGCAAACCCTGGCCTCTCGCAAGACATCGCGGACCCCGACATTTCAGGCAAAGCTGTACTTGCACTCCAGGCCCGGCTTGATATGCAATCTATGATCTACCAGCAACACTATAAACACGCAAAAAGACGAGACGGTGAAATTTGGACATCTATGGCGTCAGAGATTCACGACGTTCCGCGCAAAGCTGTTGCAACGCTGCCCGATGGCACCCGTAAAGATGTCGAAATTATGCAGACGGTCCTTGACGAAGAAACCGGAACCTATGTCACTATCAACGACCTAAGGAACGCAGAGTTCGAAGTCTATTCAAAGATCGGACCCGACTACAAATCCCAGAAAGAGCAGACCATTGAACAGATCGGCACCATGCTTGCCGGGATGGACCCAACCGACCCGATGTTTAAGGCGTTGCAACTCAAAGTCCTTGAAATCATGGACGGCGTACAGTTCGACGACATCCGCGACTACGCCAAGAGGCAACTTGTCCTTATGGGATTCAAGGAGCCTGAGACGGACGAAGAGAAGGCGATGCTTGAGCAGGCGCAGAACGCACCCAAAGAGCCGGACGCAAACATGGTTCTTGCCCAGGCTGAAATGCTCAAGGGGCAGGCGCAGCAAGAGAAGAATCAGATCGAGATGGCGAAGGTACAGTCAGGCGCTCAAAACGAGCAGATGAAGCGAATGATCGACGAGTTCAAGGCGGCAACCGATCGCATGAATACCCAGATTGACGCCCAAGAAGCAGGCGCAACGATCAATTACAAGCGAGTTGACACCATGGGCAAAGAGTTGGATAACGCAGCCAAGATTCAAGAACTCCGAATGCCCAAGATGAGCGTGGCCGATATGTCTGACGAGGATTTATTCAAACAATTAGCAGGGTAACAGGAGGCAGCACAATGGCACCTTACAGTAAGAGATCGACACCCAAGGACAGGGACGGGGCAGCAACGGCAGCGGCAACTTTTGGGGTATCAACAGAACTCACGGCAACCGGAGCATGGCAAGCCGTTACCCTAAGTACAGAGTGCAAGCGAGTTTCTATCAATTGCGATGACGGCAGCGATCTGTATGACCACGCAGCCAACCCTACAGAGTTTCATTTCTGCTTCAACTCTTCAGGAACTGGAAGGCGGTCCACCAACAGTATCGACCTGAGTATTGATCTGTCTGCCGGTGATACCCTGGGTTATGTCAGGGCAACCGCTGGCCTTGTTTTTTCTATCACCACAACATCATAGGTGATGCATGTCTACGTTATTTATGACGGATTGGCCCATGTTCGGGTTAACACATGCAAGTCTCGGGGCTAATCGTGACTTGCTCTTTGGTGACCCTTTTGGGGCGTTTGGGCTTTTTCTGGTAAGGTCTGGTGTGCTTCAGGGGGCTACTTTCGAGCGATCCGGGGACATCATCCGAGACGGCGTGACGTTTGGCGAGAATAAGCCTGTTGTGTCGGGTGGGCGGTATAGGCATAATGGACAGTTTACTAACTGCTTAAGAGATACAGATATAGCAGATTGGACCCCAACTAACGCCACATATTTAGATGGGGTAACTACAGCATTATCTGGGGGGGGATACGCAAGACAGCGCTCTGTATTTGCCAGTGGCGCTCTTGTTATAGGAGAAACCTACACGTATAGCATTCTGATAACTGGTGAAGGTCATACACAGGATTTCTCATTGCGTAGCCCAACAGGCGTGGTTTTTTCAGCTGATTTCACGCCAGAAGCAGGGAAAATCGTAAGCTTTACAGGCGTCGCAACATCTACCAACATAGACTTCCTTGTTTATCTAAACCCCAACAGCACAGCGGGTTCAGCCGTTGCTGGAGACTATATAACGTTCGTACCATTGGTGACCGATACAAAATATCCTATACACCCAATAGACATCCCCACAACCGGCTCCCCCGCCAGCATCGACACCGCAGCATCCGCCCCAAACCCCGACAAGCATGGGGCGAATTGGGAGAGTACAGAAACAAGAAACGATTGGGTATTTGATTTGCTCGGTGCAACTGGAGTAGGAACCCTAACCCTCAAACCCCTCAACATCGTTCCCGGCAAGACCGAATGGCAGTCGGTTGGGGATTTTAATATCCTGTCGGGGGATGACAATCTGGCAGCCTCACAAATTCTTTACGTAGAACAAACCACCGGCTTGATATGTGCCACGGACGGGGTGAACATTTGCAAGAGCGCATCGGAATACATAGCGGGTACTGACCACCAAATTGATCTGGTCTTCAACGGCACACAAATGGCAATCGTTTTAGACGGGGTTCAGGGTACGGCCTCAGCATTCACCGGGCATTTTCCAGTAGGCGTAACGATCAAGCAAGGATTTGAGAATGAGGATGTGTGGAGTCCTGGCAACATTTACGGGCAACCCGTAACGCCCGTTATTCTATAGGGGGAACGATGATATTTAAGGCACAAAACGTTGATGGGTATTACAAGGTTGCGATGATCAATGTTAAGGATAGCGAGGGGGTAATCACTGAAGATTGGTGGACGATCCCCGAAACGCAGACTATCGCGTGGAGTCGTGAAGGTGATATGGTCACGTTTAAGTGGCCGTCTGTACCTCCTGATCAGGTCGAGAGGTTCGAAAAATGCGCAGAGTTTAAGGGCAAGAACCTTATGCACATGTTCGCGCTTGATCTTGAAACGGCCCGGAAATGCGTCACGGTATTTTACGGGGAGGACGAATCGTCA